TCCTCTGACAGTTTTGGGGGGTGTGGGAGGCTTTAGCTTAAAGGCCGCGGTGGACAAGTTTACTTCCTTAGGTGACTCTATCGATAAGGCAAGCAAGAGGGCTGGCGTCAGTGCTCAGTCCTTGCAGAAACTCCGTTATGCCGCGGGTTTGGGAGGGATGTCAGCCGAGCAGATGGATCAGGCGTTAGCTAAGCTGACTTACAACATGGGGCAAGCTGCCAGAGGCGAGAACAAGAATCTGGCGGCTATATTCAGGAGACTCGGCGTATCTTTGAAGGACTCAAAGGGGAATATTCGAGACGCGGCCGATGTGATGCGGAACTTGGCTCAGGCAGTCAAAAACAATGAGTCTCCGGCTGTCCGGTTGCGTATTCTGACGGCGGCCTTCGGTGATGAGCTCGCCAAGAGGATGATTCCTGTCTTGGAGAGCGGTGCCGCAGGGCTTGACGAGATGGGCAATGAAGCCGAGAAGCTGGGCATCGTGATGAACGATAAGATGGTAGCTGACTCGGCTCATTTAACCGATACCATGAGTAAGTTTTCTCAAGTCTTAGACGGTGTGTCGGCTACTATCGGGGCGTCGCTTGCGCCCGTTATCGAAACAATTGTAAAGAGGATTCAGGATTGGGTTACGGCCAACAAGGATCTCATTACCCAAAGGCTGGAAGCTATATTCGAAAGAATCTCCAAGGCCGTCTCCGAAATTGACTTTGAAAAAGCGGTTGACGGGGTTTTTAATCTGATTGACGGGGTCATGAATTTTGTGGACTCTATCGGCGGCTGGGACACCATAATCAAAGGGTTCGGAGCTTTAATTGGTCTGACGCTTGTCGGCAATATGATTAGCCTTGGGCAATCCCTTTACGGGGTTGGGGCGGCAATTACCACGGCCTTCGGCCCATGGGGCTGGATCATCGGAGGAGCGATAGCTGCCGGCATTGCACTATGGAAGAACTGGGATGATATTTCCACATGGTTTGAGAATTCATTCCCCAATTTGTCAAAGGTACTGAAAGGATTGCCGGACGGCTTTTCTCTGGCGTGGGATAACGCCTGTAAGAATATTCGTGCGCTTTGGTCTGGTCTGACTGAAACGTGGGAAAACATCAAGAAAAAGCTGTCTTGGGAGGGTATTAAAGGCTCTGCTAGGGAAATGCTCGGACTCTCCAGAGAAGAGGCGAAACCTCAGAGGCTTGCTCCGATGATGAGTTCTTCAGAAGCAGCGGCGATGAGCAGAGGGCTTCCGACTCAGAAAACAGAAGTGGATAACCGTCTGGAAGTGGTCGTAAAAGTTCCGAACGGAACCGAGGCTCAGGTCAATAAGCAAGACTCGAGCGGCGGGTATTTCTCTGCTTCAACTCAAAACTATCCAGTAGAGGGGTTGACCGACTAATGAATGCACCGGAATTAAGGCGAGCCTCCTTTAGAGGCGTACCCTTTGAAGTAACAAGCTCCGACTTCAAAGTAGGCAGAAGAACTCAGACCTTTGAGTATCCTCAGAGAGATACGCCGTTTACTGAAGATCTAGGACGCTCAAAAAGAACAATCACCGTAACGGCCTATGTCATAGGAGCTGATTACATTACCCGGATGAAGCGGCTGATAGCGGCATGCGAAAAACAGGGCCCGGGGCGGTTAATCCATCCGTGGCTCGGCACCATGGAGGTCGTGGCAGTTGATCTCACTTCCCCGCGTTTTGAGTCAAACCGCCTTTCCACCGTCACACTCTCTTTTGTTGAAAGCGGGAAATTAGAGTTTCCGAACTCGATAGTGGATGCAGGGGGGCGGTGTTTAAAAGCGGCCTCAGCACTGACGAACGCAAATTTTGACGAGTTTATTAAAAAATTTGATATCTCCGGGTGTCAGGATTTCGTGAAAAAGACGGTGGGAGAAGACTTTGCCAAGCTCTTCTCGGAAGACTCGCTGTCTCGAATTTATCAGGCTTTTGATCTCGCTGATGACCTGGCCGATTTGGCCAATGATGCGATTACCTTGGTGAGCGGAGCACCGCAATCTTTGGGACAGAGAGTTTTAGATACGCTGGGCCTGCAGGGCTTTGCTTCAACGATATGCGCTTGGAGCAATGTGGCTAACCGATTCAGCCAGCTCACGAAAGAAAATTCGCTGAACAGCTCTAAACCGACGGCCGTGGCTTCGAGAACGACAAGCGAGAGGATCGAGAATGCCGACGCAGCAGTCCAAACCTTGGTACGGCAGGCGGCACTATCAAACGCGGTTTTGGCTGCTTCAGAAGTTGGTTCGGAAAATGATCGGGTAGATGCTTCAGCCGTGGTTCAAACTGCCCCGTACGACGATTTAATTCAGGTGAGGGACAACATCCTGGAAGCGATTGACGCAGAGATGTTTAAAACTCAAAACGATTCGGTCTTTGAGGCATTAAGTCAGGCGCATTCTGCAGTGTATGAGGCGATTACGCAGCGAGCTGAGAATCAGGCGAGACTTGTACCGTTCACTCCTTCGGCCGTTACTCCGGCATTGGTGCTGGCCTATGACTATTACGGAGACTCGACCCGAGAGTTAGAGATAGTTGGAAGAAATAAGATCCGGCACTCAGGCTTTGTACCGGCGGTGCCGTTGAAATTATTGAATGAGTGACGAACGACATGCCAAAGAAAATCTCAAATAACACCGTTACTCTTTTTGTTAACGGTAGAAAATACGAGAACTGGCTGGATGTGAGTATTGCCTGTACGCTTCAAAGTCTGGCCAGAACCTTTTCGGTAAGGTCAACCAGAAGCAAAGAAGATCTAACGATTGGCATTCAGCCTCAGGACGAAGTGCAGATTTTTATCGACGGCGAGCCGATCTTGACCGGTTACGTTACCAAGCGAGAAGTCAGTTATTCGGCCTCAGGAATCAGCGTTACGATTTCAGGCGCCAGTAAGACGGTCGATCTGCAGGACTGCTGCATGCCTCACGGGATGGCTAAATCATACAAGAACCAGACCCATGAGCAGAATTTAAAGGCAGTCTGCAAGCCGTTTGGAATCGGAGTTGTAGACCAAGTGAAGTCGGTAGACAGGAGAAATCTCGAGTTTTCTCCGACGGAAACCGTTGGTTCTGCCATCACTCGATATCTACAGAAAAACGGAATTTTGCTTACGGATGACGAGGCTGGCAACTTGGTAATCGCCCAAGCCGGATCCGGAGGCATCGCCCACGACATATTGGAACTTGGGAAGAATATCCTTGAAGGCAAGCGGACTCAGGACGTCTCTAAGAGATTCAGCAACTACGTTACTTTAGGCCAAGCGGCTAATCCGACAAGTGAACTTCCGGCATCGGCAAACCATCTTACAGCGACGGCTCGGGACTCGGGAGTCAGACGTCCCAGATGGTTGGTTAAACAAGAATCCGGTAATGCATCAACAGAGATTCTTCAGAAAAAGGCGGTAGTTACTAGGGATGTGAGGCAGGGTGAGTCAGATATATTGACTTACAAAGTACAGGGGTGGAGACAGAGCAACGGCGAGCTGTGGAAAGTAAACACCATTTTATTCGTTAAAGATACCTACCTAGAAGTAAGCCAAAACCATAATTGGGTTGTATCCGAAATTTCGTATTTATTGAACTCAAGCGGAACAAGTTGTAATTTTAAGTTGCAGGATCCAAAGAGTTATGACCTAGTGGCAGAGGTAGATGCGAAGAAGGTTACAATTCGAGAGGATGAGATTAAAAAGAATAGCGGGAGGCTGTAAGTGAGAGGTTTAAGTGTTCTGCTTTTGAGTTTCTTGTTAGGCGGCTATGCATATGCTGATCTTAAATGCGACAGGTTGCCTGACGGTCATTCTACCAATTGCGTATATATTCCCGGTTGGAAGGATCCCGCCTTACACATCACTGAAGAAGACATGAAAGGTATGGTTTACGTCAGCCCCGAGCAAAAACGAAAGATGGATGAAAAGATCTTCCGTGAAAAACTTCAAGAAGAGATAACCATACGTAAGTCCCAAGATTTTAGATTAGATGACGCCGACGCCTTTGCTGAAATTTTGGCTGGCAAACCTCGCAGATTCTAATTGCTTCCTTTTTAGTCTCACCCGCCAAATTCGGCGGGTTTATTTTTGCCTAAAGAAAATGAATCGTAAAGATCTAATTAAAAATGAATCTTAAAGATCTAATCAACAGAGCGACGGTGTCGGCCAAGAACGGAGCCCGAAAACTTCGAACCCTGCAGGTTCAGCTTCTCGGCGGCGACATCAGAGAGTCAGTCGAGCACTTCGAGCCCTACGGCTTTACTTCGGAACCGCATACCGGAGCTGAGGCAATCGGTTTGGCCTTGGGTGGCGATCGTGATCAGACTCTGGCGGTGGTTGTTGCCGATCGTCGTTACCGTCCTACTGGTTTGAAGGACGGAGAGGTTTGTGTCTTTGATGACTTGGGGAGAAAAGTCTATCTCTCCCGAAACGGAATCAGGGTAGAAGGTGTCTCCAGTCCGGTAACGGTAAAAACGTCAGCCTCGGTGACAGTGGATGCTCCTTTGACAAAGTGCACGGGAAATCTTGAGGTCGGAGGCAATATCGTTGCACAAGGCGATATCAAAGATAAAGGAGGTGCCTACTCAATGGCCGGTATGCGCAATACCTACAACGGCCACACGCATAACGGCGGGCCTTCGCCAGATCAAAAGATGTAATGCGGAATGCAAAAAGTTAAGCCCGTTTGAGCAGCGAACTCAAGCGGGCTTTTTAGTTGAACCATGGATAGTCAACGGTTATGAGTATTTTACAGGATTTAGCGGGAATGCTGAAGATGGCAGATTCTTTACAGGACGGACGCACCAGAAATTGAGCAACGAACCACGATATAGGTCTCCTTTT